GCATTGGCTTCTTAGTTGCTTTCTTCATAGGAATCTCCTTCACCATTTAACTTTGTCAGCCCAATAAGCTGCGCTCATTTTACCTTTAGAGATGTTCTTTCCGTGTCGAGCTTTAAAACTTGTCCGCTTCTTCTTCATCTTGTCAGACTCACCAGTTTTAGGTTTCCCGGCAGTTTTAGCTCCCTGTTCACCAAACCGAATAGTCTTTGTTTTATCACCCTCTTTAGCCACTACAATGTGAGACTTCTTAGGGTGATTAGGAGTTCTCTTGGGTTTGTTATACCCCGAGACACCAGCGTTTTTAAGTTTAGAATCAGCCATATTAATATCCAAATCTCATATCTGCTGCTCTAATTTGTGATATTCCATGACCAGATGGTGTGTAGCCCTTGGGCCTAGACATGATACCATATCGAAGTGCATCATAGGTGTGATCGTTAGTTGTCTTAACATCGATATCATCTTCACCTTTTGGATCTCTCTGGAGAGTAGGTAGATCAGATATAATCTGTCTGCAAGTATTAAAGATGACTAATCCGGGTTGCTCAGTGTACTCATCAACCTTAAGGAGTTCATGAAGTCTGTTCTTACCAGCACTTCTAGAACCACCACTTCTGTCTGATGGCCTCCATTTACAACCCATCGCAATCATCTCTTCGGCAATGGATGGACCCATATGACCTCTCTGATGCCATACAGAAGAGTCCAATACTCCGTAACTGACTCGATTATCTACTTCTCGTTCCATTATCAAACGAGCAAGTTCCGCACCAGTCTTCTTGGTGACATACAACTCATCATAGATTACTAACTGATCATCAGTTGGATTAACTGCAAACCAAAGAACGGATGCAAAAGAGTTATAGCCATAGTCACATGCTCGGAACTTTCTCCATCCATTTGGAATTGGATAAGGATCACAAGTATGGGTACCAACCCTAAACTCTGGAAAGGCAGCACCCTCAGTCACTGTCCAATCACCATCAAGCAGTTTTCTACGTTGATCTTCTGGAAGCGAAAGAAGTGAAGACTCATAAGCTCCATCTTCAAATAGATAAGGATTGTCCGAAAGCTTGGCTGGAATAAACCTTCTCATAAAGAGTGGCTTACCCGTAACTGGATGTACTAGCTTAGCACCAGTCTGAAGATCGGTGGCACAGAAGGCTTGACCTGCGGGTGCAGGATCCACAAAAGTCTTCTTGACCCAATGGTGTCCCGGTCCGCCGGGATTGGTTGTAGCTCTCATAGAGAGATAAGGCTTAAGTCCCTCATCAGTAGTCCTGAGTCGAGATCTAAGATAATCCCAAGCGAATGGAGTAGGATATTGTGTAAGTTCGTCTACTGCGATCCAAGTAAATGCCTGACCCTGATATCTCAGTACGTCATCATCTCTATCAAGATAAGACAACCAGAGCTTAGCTCCGGAAGGAAAGACCCATAGAGAATCCTTTTCCTTCCACTTAGCTCCGGGAAAAGCTCTTGGATAGAGTTTCTGAGATTCCCATTTAAGTTCTCTCAATTCATCATTGGTTCTACGAATAAGCAAACCAACAAAATTCTTATTTCCAAAATACCTCATAGGGTCTGCAAGAAGTGCAGCCGATTTCCCCACAACAAATTATAGGTAGTACCAATCTTTAAAGTTTTTAGAGCGTAGTCTGTGTACAACTAATTGTCTATAAGTTCCTAGCTGTCTGGCAGCTTCGCGCACTCCGGGGTATTCAACTCCGTCGATAGATACTCTCTTTCTATTCTGGGATTCTATCATCCTTTGTTTAGATTCCGAATTATTCATTGGATTATTTTCTGTTGTCCAGATACCGGGGTGATTTTCAACAACATCTTTTCGATGCATAGGATTGTCACCGCTTAGAACATTTGAGAGCGCCCCTCCCAAAGACTCATTATACAGTTTTCTGGAAGCTATTGTCTCTGGTGTCACTAGTTCTGACTCTCTGGACAGTGCTTCTTCAACAGTGTCAAACATTTCAAATTCGTAAGAAAAATTATGTCTTCCATATTTTCTCAGGGCATCGCCAAAAGAATATTTAGACGACATATGTTCCTTCATTCGCCTTTTGAAATTATTTGTTATTCCAATGTATGTGCGGCCACTTGGACTAGTGGCTTTATATAGTATGTACATATGACTACCTCTTGGTACTTCACTCTTTCGGAGTGGCCTATAATTTGCTGTGGACCATATCATCACCCTATTGTGATCTAGGGGTTTCGCGCTTCCACCACCGTATTGGTAGCGTACTCCCCGAAGGGATGGCCTCTGAACCTTCAATAACCTTACGGTTAAAGCTTGGCTGCTGATTCTCCCTTACGAGGGGCATTCCAGCAATTCACGAAATTTATTTTGACACATTACTGTGAAAGGAGGCAGAAAAACCAAGACTTAGGTTCACCTCCGGCTGCACCTCCATAGAGAACTTCTCTTTCAGATGCAGCAAGGAAATCTGTCTGGGGGCCGGGGTTTGGCTTAAAGACAACTTCTTTTTCTTTTGGAATCTTTTCGAAATCATAAGTAACAGAAGTATTGCCATGAATCTGATTGGCTCTCTTCTTCTGTTCAATTTCTTTTTTCTTTTGGGCAAGCTTTAGTTGAGTAATCTTACCACCGGCTCTGTGACCTTGCGCCCTCTTCTTGGCCTTCTCTTTGAGCTTTCTATTGTGCTCATTGATCGTACCATCCTTAAGAGCAGCCAATCTTCTTTTTCTTGGGGTGTCTTTGTGGCCGTGAAGTCTATCCCAGATCTTCTTAAGACCCATCTGACTGACTTCAATCTTACCATTTACCAAGAGCCATTCCTGAGCTTCCTTGAGGCTGGCATTCTTATCGAGCATTTCAAGAGCTTTATCAAGATATGGAGTCTGGTCTGGATCTGCAATAAGGAGAAGTGGATCTTCTGGACTAACCTTATAGCCCAGAGGCATCTGCCCCCTATTCTTTCTTAGATTCGGCCAAGTCGTCGTTTTCTCATTCATCTTCGACCTTTACATTCTTGGCTGGAAGAATGAACAATCCACCACCATCTGTTGCAATCGTCATCTTATCTTCCTTGATAACACCAATACGATCTAGAATTTCTTTGACTGCTGTTAGTTTCTGAGTAGTACCACCTGCAGTGGGCTCCATCAAAACTTCAACCAGAGACATGGCGGCGAAAGGTCCATTGGTTACAAGGATGTCCTTGGTGATTTCAATGATCTCATCTTTCAGACCTTTGACTACATCCGTCACAGTAGTCTCTTTACTGTATCCTGCAGCATCCATAGCTGCTCGAATGTTTCCTTTGGTTTCAGGAAGGGCGGCAAGGAATGCTTTTTGTTTTTCTGTGTATTCTTTTGCCATTACTGTTTTAGACCCACTTCATCTGCTGGAAACCAATGATCATTGATTCGGACAATTGCCATACCATCTGGCTGGACAGACTGTGCATCAATTACTCCAGTGATCCCGGAGGGAATATGTGTAAGATACATTCCGATCATGTGTTGTCTCCTGTTAAATTGGTTGCGGAGGTAGGATTCGAACCTACGACCTTTAGAATATGAACCTACTCGCATAAAATTATTTAATTCTTTATTCTATATGTATATTATATCATCAATACTTGTGTTTGTCAACCCCTATTTATCACTATTGTTATTAATACTTGCAGAATCTATGGTTTAAGTGGTATTTACCCAAAATATGTATGGGTTATATATAATAATACCTACCACCCCCATGGCTCCTCCCCCCACCCCAAGTATAGTCAAGTATAGTTACAGTAACCCTAAGTAAAAGTATCCGGGGAAATAATAACAATAGGAATAATACTTGGAGAAATACTTTGGCACCTTCTGGTAAGTAAAAGAAATGGGAATTACCAGTAGTTTTATAGTATCCGGAGGTATAAAATCATACAACTGAGCTCTATATTTTGGGGAGAAGGGGGCGTTGTTGTAGACGATACAAGGACATTACACTAAACTCATATACTATTCTTTAAATCACTACGCTAGTGGAGCAAAGCGACTATTCCAATTCTTACCATTGTTCCCTTTATTACTATTAGTTATAACTAACCATTGGTTCTCTATTAGTATAATATCAGTACTTAGGTAATACATAACTTATAGTTATATTACCTATAGTATATAATAAAGAGTATTATAACTTATAGCACTGTTATTATACATATACATTCTATTACCTTTAGTACTATAGGTATTACCTAGTATTACCCATAGTATTACCTTACAATTAATACGGGAATCCTCATAGAAGCTCATACAAGCGTTTTTAGCCCCTTCCCTAGGGAATGTACCATCAGACTCTAAATCGCTGTCAGTGACCTTCTATGAGCCAATGAGACCCTATCTAATTCTAGGTTGTACCTGTCATCA